ACCACCAAATTGTGTTTGACCCCCGAACTGTGTACCACCACCGAATTGTGTAATGGTTGTAACGGTTCCTAACACCTGCTGAGGTGTTTTTTGATATAATGTACTTCCCGAGAAAAATATATTTTCATATATGTGTACATCAAATCCCGCTTCCCGTAAAGATGCCTCAATGTAACTAGGCGATTGTCGTCCAAGTACATTTTGTGGGAAAGCCATGGCTGCGTAAATATTTTGCCTTCTTTGGGCCAGTGTTAGCGCCGCATTGTATTCGATTCCGTATCGGTATTCCCACAAACTTGCATCGTTAGCATCAAAATTATTATTATCCGGAAACGAGGCGTCCAACAACCCGTTAGCATCAACAGCCGTTTCAACCAACGATAGGTTAATACCATCGTGGAGTTTCTTAAATTGGCTATTCTCAGGCAAATTCCAACTGGTGCCTGTAGGATATAGCAATTCAACCATCTTAAAGAAATCAACCGGTGTGGTTGTATCAATAGATGGTAACCGGTGTGGCGTATTGCTTCCGTGGGGGGTATTTAAACCATGTTGGGTGCTTGATGGCGTTACCTGGTACATTATTCAACATCTATTAATTCAACAGTTTGTCCCCGTAGATCATGGAAGCAATCGCTTAAAAATTTGATTTTCCCGTCAGTTATAAAAGAATGACACCTCTCATTTGGAACGTCCGCCTGGCAAAGAAGCGATGGCGAAAAAGTGGGTTTTTCAACATCGCCATTAAAAGCCCAAGCTATTGGGGAGAATCGTAAGTCTGTGTTAATAAAATGATTTCTTTCGCATCCAGGGCAGTAAATAGCATAACCCACTATTACGTTCGGTGCAATGGTGTTGTTTTCTCCGCTTTCAATTGGCTGCGCTTTCATTAGTTATAAGTTACGTTTCTCAAATAAGGGATATTGCCCAATGTGAATGGATAAGTATTAACAGACACACCATTTACAGACATGGTAAAGCTTAAAAATGTATTACTGGTACCAATAGTATCATTCACTACACCTTGCAATTTAACTGCAGATAGTTGATCGTTCCTTTCTCGTGGAAGATCAGATCCAGCTATATATGGCCTAACATCATAAAGATAGGTTTCAACATTAGTTCTTATGCTATTTTGTATGGCTGCAGTATTGGTTTGTAGCCCTGTAATGATCATATCAACAGGTATAGGCGTAATGGCCAATACTTCTATATTAGCCTGGATAGGTCGCCTGCCACGCTTTTCAATGGGCAATGTCGTGTCAGGATTCATTTCAATTACATCAATCACATCTAAAATTAATCCCGATGTAGGAACTCCATGTTGGCCAGGGTTGCTTGATTCTAGTGCCTCTACATAAACCTGCACGGTACCTGCTTCCCCATTTTTCACATAGGGATAAACCAAGCGAACACCATTGGCATCACTCGACCATACCCGGTAATCTGTTTTTGAACCGCCCTGTGGTTGCAATCTCATTGAGTTTAATACAGCCAGTCTGTAAACCGCTTCTGGTTCAGCGTCGGTAGGCGTTTGAGTAATAGCCGCTATAGTTACTACGTTATTAACGCCCAATATTGGTGCTGTTGGCGTAAGGGTATCGGTAATGTTAAGCAAATAACTTGCCCCTGTCTGCACCGATCTTATAGGCAATGTTCCGGTTGCGCCTGGCAGATAATAATCATTATCATTGGTGTAAAGTTCTCCCGGCGATGTACTGCCTGCATTCGAAAGAAATTGCGAACCCTTTGGTATAAAGGCCCCGGTAGTTCCGGTAACCGTAGCGTTATACGTGCCATCGGTGCCGGAAAATGGCATGCGTCCCAGGTACATCATTCCCAATCTTTCCAATGTACCCCCATTTGCAGCGGTGTCGGCCTTGTCAGGGAACTGATTGTTTTGAATGTCTACCTGGTACAGATAAAGCAATTTTATCTGAGCAGCTAAAACAGCAGACAATGCGTTGATAACAAACTTGACCAACACGGAAGCGATACCAAGTTTATTCTTGATATCAGTAACAAATTTGGTATATATCGTACTTAATGAAGGTGTTGGCTTGCTCATATATATCGACTGCTTATCAATTCTTTTTTAGCGTTATCCCAAATGAATACAAACTGCTTATTTTGCTGACTAGACGGTTCTTGCAATGTAACAGATATCTGTAAACTATTGGTGCTTAAAATTACAACATTTGTTGATATGTTAGCTATCGTTTTTAAATATTGAAGGTCGGCATCAACTGCGCGTAGTATATTTATGCGGCCAGAGCTGTTAAGAACGTTATCCAAAAGCGCCTTTTCAGTAAGTGAATTAAATTGCGTCTCGGGTTCGTTGGGATAAAAAAGAGCGTTCGCCCAATAATCTTCTCTAACGGATCCTGGGGGTTCGTTACCTGTAGTAACGGCTTCAACATTGCCGCCAAACAAAGCTAACAGCACCTGGTTATATAGCACATTGGTTAATTCAATATCATCGTTCTGGGTTGATATCTCACCGCCATCGCCATTTAGATAAAGTAATATGTCGTTAACGTTTATCATTTTTGGCCGGTTGTTGAGGTGACAGTAATAGGTATTTTTGCAGAACCAGTGGTTTTAACATCTTTCACATTATTACCATTGTCTTTTATTTGAATTTCCAACAACGACTTTTCAGTACTGGTAGTTGTCGTGTTATTTGTTTCTACCGGCAATCTTTTCAATGCGGGCTTCGCTTCGTTTTTTAGTGGGTTCCCGACCTGGTTCATACCTAATGATTTTAATACACCATTCATCGGGCTTGCGCCAAATTCATTTATTGAACCTGCATACCCTTTTAATACATCGCCATAAGCCCCGAAATATCCAGATAGCCCACCTTTTTCCAAATTGGCTTTCATTTCTACATTGGTGCCTTGCTTAATTTGCTCAATCATATTGAACACTTCTCCCAATGGACCAAGCATTGTAGTAATAGATGCACCCCAACTTTTCCAGTTCTTATCAATTTCATATACGGCTACCGCGGCTAACGCCAAAATGCCTGTTGCTCCAAATATACCAGTCGCTGTCAAGCTACCAGACACTGCGGCAATTGAACTATTCCATAGCCAAGTAGCTGCAGTCGATGCCATAGTGGCCACACGATAGGCTGTAAGCGCCACTGTGCTTTGGCCAATAGCTATACTTGCTGCTCCGGTAACTGCTCCGGTTACCCCCATTACAACATTGTAAGCAAACAAAGCAACTTGTACCGCCCAGATAGTACCCTTTAATATCAAAAACCACTTAACAAATGTTATTGCTCGGTCTACTATTTTATCAAGATTATTAGTAACGTACACTAAAATATCCTTCAACCTGTTCATTCCCTTTTGGGCAGAGCTATTACTGATCAGCCAAGTTGCCATTACACCTTTCAATTGCTCCCATTTTGAAGCAAAGGTTTCAGTAGTGATTGCAGCCTGTTTAAGGGCTTCGTTTGTGCCGGTAACGTTATTGGACAGGTCTTTCATTAATTGTGCGCTACGGCCAAGCAAACGACCCTGAGTAACCGCCCTGATTCCGAATAATGAGTTTAAGAACGAATCCCGTTGCTTATCATTTTTTAGGCTCGCCAATTTCGCCCGCATTTCATCAAGCGCATCATTCAAGCTGAATATTCCGCTTTTATATCCTGCACCGGCGTTCTGTAGGTGGATGATAGCACTTCTTAATGCAGTGCCGGCTTCCGAGCCTTTTAACTGATACCTGGCCAATGTTTGCGTTAGAGCGATGGATTGCTCCATGGTAACATTCGCTTCTTTTGCAACCGTACCAAAACCACGATAGGATTCAATCTGATCTTCAATAGATGCTGAACCGTATTTAAACCCTGCTGCTAAAGCGTTGGCCAATCTGTCAGCATCCTTGGCCGGCAATTCAAATTGCGACATGATAGCAATTAAGCCTTCTGTGGCCGGTGTTAATTCTAATCGGGCTGCCCTGGCTAATGTTATTGCTGAGGTAGTTACCCTGGCAAGCCCTTCCGGTGTTTTAGCCAAATCGTAGTTTAATTCAGCTATTTTTTCAAATGAAGCAGCAACCACATCCGCACCCATACGGGTAGCTTTGGCAACATTGATCATCTGCCTTTTGTATGGTTCAAACTGCTGGTCGGTTAGGTCGTTTAATACAACCCGTAAGCCCGCAACGTTCTTTTCAAAATCTATAAGGGTATCACATGCAG